GAATACATCTCCATCAGGACTTAAAGTTATACCTGTTCCTACTGTTGCCTGGCCAGTAAGTGTAGAAATACCAGAAACACTAAGACTTTCAGCATCTATAAAGTTTGTTTGACCAACACCTGTACAATTTGATACATCACCACGATAACTTGTAGCGGTTATAATACCAGTATAATATCCATCTCCATCGGGACTTAAAGTTATACCTGTTCCTACTTTAGCATCTTGAGTTGTTGTTACACCAGTTAAAGATATACCTGTGGCTATACCAACACTATTAACCTTTGTTAGTGCCATTTAAGTTATCTCCATAATAGTAAGAGCAGCATCAATACTATTGTTTGTATCACTATCTAACGTTATTGTATCATTCGTCTCTAGAACTACCTTATTCCCTTGCATAAATTCCAAAGATGATCCCTGTGGAACAGGAGCATTCTTAAGTATCTTAATATCCTCTGCAGAAGATCTTGTAATACCAACCCCCACATTACACCCAGCACCAGAAGTATTAGCAAGTGTAATACCAATCACAACTGTTGTTGTAGAAGAAGGACATGTGTAGATACCTACTGTGGTAACTCCAACATTCGCTTTTGTTTTTAATTTAAAAGTGTTAGCCATTTGTTATTATCCTAGAGCAATTGCAAGAGCAGTGGCATCGCCAGATGCAGAAGTTAATATATCCACCCCAGCTATTTTAATAGATCTGTCACTATTTATGTCACCTAATACATCAAGTACAAATTTAGGTTCAGCAGAACTGATACCAACTCTAGTTGAGTTACCAATTCCCTGAGCAATCATCATTGTTGCTGCAGTACCCACATGGAATAATGACTGAACTGTAGCAATACCAGATACATTGATGTTTCTAGAATTCAATTCATCGTAGGTTAAATCACCTGCAATGTCAACATTACTACCAAAGTAAGCATAACCAGTAACTGTTAATGCACCACCAACTGTTGCAGCAGCACCAACATTCAGATCTCCAGTAAGTGTGGTTCCACCACCAACTCGAAAATCTTTTGTTATTGTTGCTCCAATAGAAACAGTTAAGTCTTTAGATGACAAAGCTTGAACTGTACTGAAACCAGATACTACATTAAATGATGTAGCATTAGCATAACCAAGTGTAGAGAATCCAGTGACTGTTGCATCAGTAGCAGTCATTGTGGTAACACCAACTGCACCAGCAGTAATGATACCCACATAATTACCAACCCAACTGTCAACTTGACTGTCAGACTTTATTTTCCCTCGGACATCCAAAGTTGCCGTTGGAACTGTCGTACCAATGGCGACTCTATTATTCGCTGAATCGACAAAGAGGGTATTTGTGTCTACCTCTAAGCCGTTTTTTACGACAAAATTCTTGTTAACTGCCATCGGGTTTCACTCTCCACCCTTTTCTTTTTATTTATACGGCATTAACGCTAAGGACTCCAGCATTGCTAACTGTGACTCTATAGCCGTTTCCATTTGGTGCTGTTAATATTAAACCTTCAGTACCATCTTGACCTGCCCTTACATCACCCTTAACATCTAACTTATAAGCAGGAGTAGCATCATTTATACCAATTTTACCATCTCGTAAGATAGTCATCCTCTTAATTAGTCCATCAGTACCGAAGACCGAAGTAGTCTGAAAATGTATAGCACCATCATCTTTATTACTTACATCAATACCAGTTACTATGTTAATCTGACCAACTGGCGTTCCATTCCAATCTCCTCTTAATACAACAAGACTTTCATCTTGACCTGATCTATTTGCATTACCAATATATGCTGCAGCAGCTTGATTGGTAGACCTAATTGTATGATGAGGATTATCACCATGATTAAACATGTTACCAATGCAAGTCATTCCCGTACTAATAGTTTCTAATCTAGAAGTTCCATTATAGAATAATTTTACACCCTCATTCTCGTTAAAGGTTGCATAATCCTCACCACTGCTTTGATGACTAATCTTTACATTATTACTACTCTGAATAAGCAAATCATTAGTGCCATTTATGATCTTTGAGTTAGTTCCATCATGATATAAGCTTAGATCCTGGCTATCTCCCAAAGTAATTCTATCAGAACCTGTACCTGTACTATCACCAAAGATTAAATTTCCAGAATTAGGAGTTATATTACCAGTCACATTCAAGCCTGTGTTAGTTGTGGCTAACTTCGTACTTCCAGCAAAACATAGGAGAGCAGCACCATTAGGAGCAAAGGATGCACCATTATTACCACTACCATCTGATAATACAATAGAATTTACACTTGTAATGTATAAATGTCCACCAGTGTTCTTAATATAACTTGCTCCACCGTCATGGTATATGGAAAGGTCTGTACTATTACCAAATACAGCCGAAGCATTATCAATAAATTCTAAATGATTTTCAGATGCATTCCAGAAAGCAGAAGTGAAACCAACCTTTGTACCAGTAAATCTAACATCATCAGTAAATCTTGTCCCACCAACAACATCTAATTTATATTGAGGATCAGCACTGTTTATTCCCACATTACCTGTTGTTGAAATGCGAAGTCTTTCTTTAGTAACCGCAGATGCAGGTCTAGTATAAAATGCCAGATAACCAGCATAGTTTCCACTAGTACTATTGTCTTTTGCACCTTTTATTGCAGCAAATTGTTGTTTAGCAATAGTACCATCTTGTCCACCAAATCCTATTGTACCACCTTTGTTAGCTGCTTGGGAATCTGTTGAATAGATACCCATTTGAGTCCAAACCTGAGTTGGATCTTGGTATGTTCCAGCAAGATGTAATCCTTTTTCTCTACCTCTCTCAGTAGCCCCGATTAAAACTTCTCCAGCATCATCGATGTAAAGTCTTTCAGTACCTCCTGTTGTAAATGTAATTTTATCAGCAGCAGGAAATCTTATTTTTGTATTTGTATCTCCTGTATGAATAATACTATCTGATACATATACATCACCATTAAATGTAGTAATACCAGATACAACCATATTATCTACATCTAAATTCTCTTCACCAGAAGCATCAAATACAGTACCAAATCGTTTCCAAGTATTATCTGTCGCAAATATCCAACCAGCATAACCACCAGATTCTGGTTTTGTACTGAAGACAATATCACCAGCAGTTCCTCCTGTTGTTGGAGTAGAAATTCCTACTGTTATTTTTCTTGCAACTTTAGCATCACCTTGAATTGATAATGAAGTTGTTTCAATACCATCAGATGCTGTTGAAGTAATTTTATTAGTGAATACTACAGGACTATTAAACTCAGATAAAGCATCTTTATTTGATCCACCACTTACATTAATAGTATCAGTGAATGTTGTTTCAATACCCTTTTCTTCACCCGTTACAGTTGTAATAGGTGCATCAAATATTTCTTCCTCACCTGTTGTACCCTTGATAACTTTATTTCCAATAAAGTATTCACCATTATCATTAAGACCAGTATAATAGTTCTGACCACCATTTCTCTTCTGAGTCTGTCCAAGTTTTCTATCTTCTGTAGATAGAACCTTGGTTTGTTTCTCAGGTAGAGCAACGGAGTAGTTACCTTGACCGAAACCAACATACTCAAATGTCTGGTTAGCAGCACGTATAAGTGAATTTCTTCTAAGTTCTACAGGAACAACTTTAACTTTTCTAATAATGGTTCCAGAATCATGATTAGTAGACTTACTTCCAAATACACCCCTGAATACAGAGTTAATAGAAGTATTCTTAATCCTCATCATTTCATCGTTGACCATAATATAGTCACCAATATTAAATCCACTTGCAGTAGCGTTAGTGATACTAATAGAGGATGAAGTTGATGTTATACCAGCCGATAATGTAGTAGTAATACCAACATATAGACTATTCATTCTACTTCCAATCTTCTCATCATCAGCAGTAATACCACCATCAGCTGATGAATATCCAGAAGGGAACGCAAATAAATCACCAGTTAAAGTTGGAGCAGCAACTGTTGATATACCCAAATTAACTTGGAACTTCGTTATACTTTCCTTTTCTTTAACTATAAACTCACCTTGATAAGCTGTTTGACCAGCACCCACAAGTTTAATCTTAGAACCAGCAAGTAATCCATGAGCAGTTATACCCGTTCCAACTGTTGCAATACCAGTATTAACATCATAATTTAATGAAGTAACACCTATAGCAGGACCAACAACAGATAGAGATGAGTTAGACATTGCAGTTCCAACTACAACATTATTACTACTACCTCCTAAAGATCTACCATAATCAATAACTTCAGTAGATGCAAAACATACTTTCTTAGCACTAGGAACCTCTGTAATCTTAAAGAGATTATTCAATTTAGAGTTAGTATCAGAAGAAATACCAGCAATCTGAATAACTTGACCAACACCCTCGTAAATATTAGTTACTGTTAAAATACCAGAAACATATCCAGCCTGTGTAGTAATACCAGTAACTTCAAGAGAATTACCAATACCATATGCACCACCACCATTTACAACAGTAACAGAAGTAATTTGACCATTAGCATTAATAACAACATTTGCTGAAGCACCACTACCTGATGTACTACCTAAACCAACACCTACAAGTTTAGCACCATAAAGTGTTGTGGCAGAACCAGAACCATATTTCCAACCAGCAGATTGAATACCAACGCCTATAACAGAACTTAAACTATGTTCTCTTTCTAGATATGCAGTATGAGCAAGACCAGCACCATTATCAGAAACTATGCTGGTAATACCAACACTTAAACCATTCTCAAGTAAGAACTTCTGACTGGTATCCTTAGTAATACTCTTACCTAAGTCATTAGATACAACTTTACCTATAGTCTTAGATACTGCATGACTTAATCCAATATCAGGATCAGATGATGGATTATCCCTATCAACCTGTGGATATAGATCCTTAACTGGTTGACTAAATTTATATCCTGTAAATGGTGATACACTTGGTTTTACATCATAATGTAATGTAGTTAAGTGATAAACACCATCTTGTTCTCCAGTAATATGTTTCTTGACTTCTTCTGATCTATAAACATAGAAACTTCTCTTAGTTTCATTCTTCTCAAAGTTTGCAAGATTATCTACAGTTCTTGTCTGAGCATCTAAAGTAGATGTGCCTGGATTAACACTTAATGAATATTGGAAACCTCTATCACTAGTAATACCAATAACTGAATATCTACCATTGAAACCAGAACTACCTATACCAGTAGCATTATTTGAAGAAGTAATCTTATTAACATTAACAACTGCACCAACCTCTAGATTATGAGGTTCCTCTGTCATAACAGTGGCAACATTAGTATTCCAATTTGCCTCATTAATGAAATGGAAGTTTCTCTGATCATCAATATTTGTTAATGATGTAGCAGTTATTTCTGCATTACTAGATCCTGTTGTATCATTAGTCTCTTGAATAACATAACCTTCTATTGGAGGTCTAGCAGTTGTAATACCAGCAGGAATAACATATCTAAACTTATAGATAGAATCTTCAATACCTCTAGAACTATCAGTTCTAGTAAAGTATGTCTTAGGTGTATTTGTTCCTAATGCTGTTGTACCTACACCAATAATAGTAGGATATATCTCATTATCAATCGTTTCATTAGATACATTGACATACCAGTTTTTATTTGGAATATCAAATTGTATAGGATGTCCAATATCACCAGACCTCTTATCAGATACTCTACTTACAACAGTTAATTCTCCACCAGTATTATTAATAGTAAGAGCAGTTCCATCTAATGCATCATTTACAGTTCTTGCAACTTTAAGATCATTTGAATTTAATCCACTTACAATAGCAAAATAAACTGTATCTTCCTCTAAACCATCAGGTAAGAAACCATTATCAGCAAAAATACGAACAGATTCACCATCAATTAAATTATGATCTGTCTTGAACGAAATAACATTAGAACTAATACTAGTCACACCAACGTTATTATCAACAATATATCTCTTTTCTCCTGTATTAGTAGTAATGCCAGTAGCAGTAGGCATTACTATTCTGGATTGGAAGTCTCCTTCATTACCATTAACATTCAATTGAACTTTTAATCTATCATTAAGATTAGCACCAAACCTGTATCCATCTACAATATATGGAGGTGGGGCATCTTGGTTTGTATAATCCTCAAAATATAGTCTCGTAACAGTTCCTACACCAATAGTTTTATCTACATCAATTGGTAAATAATCAACATTTGCAGTTCCGTCTGTAATTTCTTGTGGTGGAATAAGATGTGTAATATATGCAGAGTTATCTGGACCTAAAGAAGTTTTCTTAAATCCTTCAGACATTAAAGCATTCTCACCAAAGTTAGCATTACAATTGGATAGAGAAAGTTCAGCACCACTATCAGCTACGTACTGGTTTTTATGTCCAATAGCAAAAACTGATACAACCTGAGCAATAGCGTCATTTGACACTTTAACATGAGAGTTCTCATATGCTGGTTTATATACAGATTCTGGATCTAAGTGCAAGTTGTTTACACTTGTATAATCATCATACTGTCCAGATGTTGTATTATATCGAACAAATGCCTTATCATCCTTCTGAAGTCCTGTACCAGTAAACTGAGCCATCAGTCCACTCTTAAATCCAGTAACCTTAGTACCATCTAAAAGGATACCATTCATACCAAACACAGATCTCTTAGATAAATTAAAGAGATATGGAGAAGCAGAATTGACAGTATCAATCTCTACGTTGACACTAGCACTAGTAATAGTAGGTAATGGATTATTAGGAGCAGCACTAACTACATACTTGAACTGTGTATTTGATACAACTTCAGATACAACATGAATTCCATCATATCCAGATGTACTAATACCAGAAATACGAATAGGAGTATCAATAGAAAGATCAGTTAAACTATTCTCCATGTCAACTGTAATAGTTGTACCAGAAGAAGCACCATCACCTGCCTTAATAGATGATATACCAACTTGCTGTCCCTTAGATCCAACAATACGATATTCTTCTACTCTTGTCTGGAAATCTAAGTTACCTGATGGGAAATCAGGTTCTATAGGTCTACCAGTACCAGCATCATAAACATCACCAACCTTCTGATAGTACATATCAAGGTCAGTAGATGTAGAACTGACATTTAAGAAACTATCATTAATAGATACAGCATTAGCACCATCAGCAAACTCAAAACAAGTTAACTTATGGTGGGAGAAACTAGGAGTATATAAGTTTGAAGTGTAATCTTTATATACGTTTCCTGCTGGATCTCCATCAAATATAGTAAATGAGGAAATATAACAAGCACCAGTTACACGAAATACTGCACTTGGTTCTATTAGATCATTTTCTGGATCAGGTACATACTTAGGTCTTACTTTTGTTTTACGAAGATCTTTACCAACAATAGATGTACCTCTAGGAATTATTACACCACCACGAACACTATTCAACTTATATAATTCATTATCTGCAGCAGTTAAATCAAAATTACTACCTAAACCAAATGGACTTAATGTCTGATTACTATTACCAAATCTTGTATAATATTTAGCAGTACTACCAGAATCATAAGGTATATATCCTGGCCTATTATCTACGTAGTGAGTTCCTGCAGCAAGAATGATTGTAGTTAAATCAAACTTATCATTTCTTTGTCCCGATACATAAGAGAACCTTGAAGCTTCAATAAGAGCTCTTTGTATTGTCTTAAACGGTCTAGTCTGAGAGTTACCTTGATTCTCAATACTGTCCGTCGCATCAAGTTCATTGGGGTCAACATATATAACGTTACCCTGAATATTCTTGAGAAAATTTTCTAATCTTGAAAGAGGCATCTTATTTTTCTCTGATTACAGATTCTGTATAGTTTTATTTATTCATGCAGGCATTAAGGCCTACTGTACCAAAAGGATAATACAAATCTTTCTGCACCTCCAACTTCACTTACATAATGTAAATGTTGGTGGTTAGAAAATATAATCAATTTGCCTGGTTCTGGTTTAATTTCTATATCTTCAAAACACGTAGAACCACCCGTAAAATCATCATTTAAGTAAAGCATTGCAGCGAATACATCTGGTTCATGCACATTATTATCATCAATATGAGGTTTCATGAAAGTACCAATAGGCCATCTCACTACTCCAACATATTGTAACTTTATATCTTCATCAAAAGTTTTACACCTTTTAGTTACATCATTTATTACATTACTAAAAAGTTCATCCTTTGAATTAGTAAGATCTACTGGATCAACATTACCACCCAAATATTTGGCACCATAGTTGGCATCAAATTCAAATTTTGGTATCTCAGGATATTTAGATAAACTCTCATTCGGGTTTGAATGAGTCACAGTTTCAAGAAAACTATCTTTCTTATCATATAAGTCTATAAAAGGTTTACAAAGAGAAGGATCTAAAAAGTCATCTTGAACATAAATCAATTTTGTCATTTAGTAATAGTATTAGGTGGGCCAGCAAATCGAGGGTCTTTAGTATTTTTCTCTTCAGAGTCTACTTTATTAGGATCATAATTTGGATCTGGATAATCTTCCCAACTATCACCCTTATATTCTGTGATTAATGGATTAATATCCTTCCTTTCACCATATACATGATAGAAACAATCGATTGGTTTATCGTCTGCTTCCTTTAAAAGTATCCATTCATTAGTAAATGCCACTACATTAAGATGGAAATGTCTATCTCCAATAGGTTGTAGTTGTACAGTAATACTCTCTTCATGTACTAAATCCTTCCAATAATATGGTAACATAATTTTATTAGAACCCTTTAGTCTTCCTCTATAATATACAGCAACTTCTGGGCCCTCAATACAAGCATAACGGAGTCTATGTCCTTCACCTTTAGTAGGATGGACTAAATCAAATGGTTTTGGAGAAGCATCTGCAGCAGCAAATCTAGAAGCAAGTTTTCCTTTATTACCACAATCTACTGCACCACTAAAAAATGCATCACCCTGAACACGTAGAACATCAACACCAGCACAGCCAGGCATTAAAGATAAGGTATTTGCAGTCTTAGGATTACCAACCATCAAAGTATTGCCATCAACTTGCATTGATAAAGCAGTCTCTAATTCTTCTTGCAAATTCCAAGGTGCTTGTTCAGCTCCAGTTGGACCAATATTTAATACAGCTGTTGGATCTGGAGCAGCAAGTGGTTTTCCAAAGAAAACAGGACCATTAGCAACTAATGTTCCATTAGCAGTTGTATCAGGTGGTTTAAAAGATACATCATCTCCTCCAATGTTTATTTTATCACAGTGTAGTCTAGAAATTTCCATTAGTTACTAATTGCCTCCGCTAATCCTTGTGCTAAATTGACCATTGCATGTTTAGGAGCTATAGATCCAAACATAAAATCAGCAAAACCAGAAGCCATTGCAAATCCATATCTTAAATCCATAAAACCAACTGCAACAATACTAACAGTATTACTTCCTCTAATAGAAACTTTCTCACCTTGAAGTCTTATATCTGGTGATTTAATTTGAGCAAGTTTACAACAGTCTACATTAAAATTACCATCTTGTCCACCACCTTGAGCATAAGCTCTAATATTCTTTGCTTCTAATATTATATCACCATCTTCTGCAATTACATGTATATCTCCACGTTTTGCTACAATAAGTTTTGCCTTCTCTGGAGGTTCACCTTCATTATCAGCACCTCTCACTTTCAATCCTTCACCAAGCCATTCTGTTGAACAGCCAGGAACTGTCATTTGATGACTAGCACGGCCAGGTCCATCTTCTTTAGTAGCACCTGTACCAGAATAAAAACCCATCTGAGTTCTCTCTAGGGTATTAACTTCCCATAATGTCATACCATGAAGAGTAGATTGACCACTCTGGTAAGTATGTCTTATACCAGCCTGTTTCCAAAAAAGTTTACCGTCTTTCGGTTTACTTCCTATGTCACTAATTTCTCCTTTTGTCATAGTTAATTCCTATTGTTGTACACAATCAATAACAGTAACGATCTCAATATTCTTAGGTAGTTGTGCAAGTGTCTTCTTAGCATCACCAACTTTAGTAAATTTGAGAACAGGTAACAGTCTTCCACCAACTCCAGTGTCACTATTTATTCTAACCTCTGGTAAACTTGTAAATCCAGAACCACCCTTAGTAACTTTTGCACCAACGATAAATCCATCTTGAATATCAAGTTCTACTTCTGCACCACCTGTACCTCCACCAGTTTTATCTTTATCAAATGAAACCCAATTATCATCATTACCAGTAGGTGGTGGACCATTACCAAAGACTCCATTAATATCCCAATGTTCAGCACCTAATATGCCATCAGGGCCAGGAGTCCAGTAACCAGTTTTAGGAGTTTTAATTCCATCACCAGCACCACCTGTTCCTCCCTCAGAAACAACAGTAGCTGTATCATCTGGACTATAACCAAATCCTGAATTTTTAACTTTAACTTTTCCAAGTGAAGTGAGATATGATGTTTCACCATCATAAGATTCATCTGGGTTTGGTTTTACTTCTTTAGTAGTTACTTGACCAAAAGTCGGAGAAGTAGGATCAATATCCAATTCACTTTGAACAGTATTCGGTAAGAATGCTGATCCAGAATCTACTATTACAACATCAGTAACACCCATTTCCAATCCATTTGCATCTGGAACGTATATTCTATCCTTTTCAACTTCCATTCTCATATCACCCATTCCACCACCACCTATACCAGTACCAACATTGCCTATACCAGTACCAGCACCACCTTCACCACTTTTACCTTGAGAATTTAATTGAGTTTTTAAACACGTAATAGATACTTGAGCATCATTATTACCAGATTGTATTGTTACTACATCACCAATTTTATAACCAGTTCCAGCATTAGCAACAAGTACAGTATCAATAACACCATCAATACTATCATAACTAAGAGTTAATCCAGTTCCTGATCCACCAGATGTAGGAACACTAACACCACCACTAGTTGGAGGTCTAATAGAAGTAATTGTAAATCTTGCTGGAGTTCCCTCAGTATCCATAGGATCTAATAAAGACTTTAATGGAATTTCAAGTATATCCCCAACTTTATAATTAGAACCTTTTTTATTAATTGTAACAGATTGAAGAGTACCCGTATAAGGAGCAAGTTCAGTTTCTCCATCTTTACCCAATTTTACTGGGCCAGGCACAAGAGTATAATCAACAGTTAATCCAGTTCCTGTGCCAGGAGCTGAAAATTCTCCAAGAGGTATCTGTTTTACAGAAACATTGGTTCCAGAAGCACCATAATTTGAACCAACTTGTGTTAAAGGTGAAATAGTGATAACAGCACCTCCTGTACCTCTAACTTGTATTCCACCATAATCTGAACCACCATTTAGAATATTCAAACAATCTGAGATTGGTATACCAGTTGATAATGAAACAGTTGGAGCAGTAGATTCAGTAGAAGCTGGTCCAGTTCCCATATTACCATCCTTATCCCAATGATCACTCGACAATTCTCCACTTGGGCCAGGTTCATAAAAATGATCTACTTTATTACCATTAGGCAATGTTATTGTATTATCTTGAATAGGACTTTTACCACCAATAGTTATAGAAAATTCACCTAAAACTAAAGGAGTATCACCAACTAATAAAGGAATACCACCTTCACCACCAACAACTAAAGGAGCATCATCACTTGATAATGAAGTACCACCTTCACCACCAGCTACAACTGGCAAACCACCTGTTGAACCAGATTTCAATGGACCTGCATTAGTATTCACATCTCTTCCATCAGTCATAGTCACAGTAGTTCCACCAGTACCTCCAACAGTTATAGGAAGACCATCTTCACTGAATATTGGAACTCCACCTGCTGCATTAACACGAACACTTGAATTGTCTATAGCTGAAACTGGGCCCATTTCTGGATATGCAGAACTACCATATCCATTATCACAACTATCTACAAAACTAAGTGCTGGTGGACTCTTAAATCCAAAACCACTATTAAAAATTGAAGCACCAATAAGTTGACCTGCTGCATTAATAACGGACTTAGCAGTTAGTCCTTTTCCACCACCACCCATAAAGTCTATCTTAGGA